GTCCGGATACTCATGATGGAGAGCAGATCCAGCACCTTCCGATAGTTCAGCCCGACAATCCGCTTGTTCGCCGTCTTCGGATCAATCCGATAGGGCGACACAATGTATGCCAGATCAGACAGGCCGACGAAATATTGGATGAGCCGTCTGAAATGGGGAGACGCGCCGTACAGGTAGATAACGGCATCCCGCATCTGCTTCTCGTACTGGTAAGGATTCTTCAGGAACTTGGAAATGTCGTCCTTGGAATACTTATAGAAGGTCGGCGCGAGTCTCTGGTTGTTGAGGTCTCTGGTGATCAGCTTGTTCAGTACAGCAAACTTCCTGGAGATCCGGATCCCTTTGGAGAAATCCACAGACTCCGGCATCTTCTTTGCCTCATCCGTGCCGCCAGTTGCGGCCGTTTGCTCTTCCGCCAGCTCTGTTCACCACCTTTCCGGTGTAATTCGGAGCGCGATATACAAAGTGCTCCGATTGGGTATCATCTGAAGATGATTTGCGATTCAGTTTTGCCTCCAGCAGCGTCGCTACGTAATAGCTGTAGCTGAGGCTGGAGTACCGGTCCTTGCGCATGCCGGACCGCTCCTGAATTCTGATTCTGCCGCCGCTCTCCTCGTGCCGCAGACGCACCAGCTCGTCGATCAGTAGTGTCGTCTCCACGTAGGGGAGGAGCAGCTTTGTCCGATCCAGATCGGGCAACTTGTTGAAACCGGGGCATTCCCCCAATAATTCTTCCGCGTCGTACTCGTTGACCAGCAGCCGGATCTTCCCGGACCGGAAGCCCTCCCTGAGCAGAACGGCGCATTCGGAATTCAATTGCGGGGTGCCTTTCACCGACCAAATGGCCTTCTCCGCCCCCTGCGATTTGCACCGGACCGCCATCTCCGGATCATTGCAGCAGGACAGAGCGGGATAGATTTCGCCGGTGTCCGGATCGTTGATATCTCTTGCAAGCGCGTCGAATACGCCCAAGCCAATCAATTGTGTTATCCCGCGGACTTTTTATTCCGCGGCTCTTGCGGTTCGCTTTCCCGCAAGTTCAGCATATCTTTTTGTCTGACCAATCATGGGCCAGACAGCGCGGACTCGTGGGCGCATTATATTCCCATATGGGCTTCAGCGCCTATGCGTTGCGTGTGACCGTGCCGTTGCGCACAGCCTTCCACTCGGGTCAGCGTCACAGCCTTCCCGTTTCTTCCGCGCTTCATCCTGCACGTCACCGTACAGGCGGGCAAAGGGTTACCATTGGCGTCCAATACGATATAATCGCACTGAAACTCGTCATATAGTCGGCGTATCAGAAGGGCCTCGTCCTCCGTATGGAAGCCCTCGTTCGACTCGCAGTAGATAATATTGTTTGCATATCTGCCGGACTTTGTCGGCATCAGCTGATTGATAAAAATAGAAGAAGCGTCGTTCTTGTTCCGCTTGCTGGACATCAGCGCGATATCCGCGCTCAGCAGACGCTTCTCTCCCGGCTGTTTCGGCGGAATCGTCACCAGCTTGCTGTTTCCAAGCTTGGAGGAAAGATGCGCCGGCAGCATCGGATATTTGATGTGGCGATTCTTGGAGACCGTGTTGTAGTCGAAGAACGACCCGTCGCCGATACCCCAAAATTCCGCCTTCATTTCCTAATACCTACCCCTGCTTTCGCAGTATTTGTTTTGGGTTTAGACTATATCACAGCAGCCTGAGCTGCCCCCACTGCTTCCACCGGTGCTTATCTCCGGTGTACTCTACTCGGTTCGCATGATGCGCCTTTCGATAGTCGTTGCACCTTATTGATCCACAGGATCAATCTTGGCACAGGGTTGTCTTATGCCGCAGCACTTAGGGTTTCCCTGTTAGCGCTGCCCAAAGGCAGCACCCCTTGCAAGCAACAAGGTTCAATGGGTTTCAGGAGCACAGAAATGTTTATGCTCCACTTGATTTCCGTGAAGTCCGAGCCGGACTTCTGCTCCCGCACCTGCTCCTCGCTGAGCAGTCCCTCCGCCATGGAGGTCTGGTAGGGAAGTCCCGCAATAAAAGAATGACCGCCTGCAAGCATATACTTGCAGACGTCCACACATTTGTCGAACAGCCAGTGGTCCTGGAAATAGGCCGAGCTCAGAAGCAGCGTCTTGTTGAGCTCCTTCTTCCGCTCCGCGTCCCGTTCCTTCTCCGTCAGCGCGGAGTAAGCAGGGGAGCGCTCCTGGGCCAGGAAGTATTTCAGAATGGTGTCGATCGTGTCCTTCGGCACCAGTCTGGCTTCGTCGATGATCAGAATATTGGCGCGGTTGCCTCTGGCGGATTCGCCGGAAGTGACCACACGGATGAAACTCGAGTTGCGGAAAACAAGCTGCGCGTTCGTCCCGTTCATCTGAGACGCCTTCTCGTCAATCTCCAGAGCCAGCTCCGGTGATCGCGGCTTGAGCTCCAGCATAATCTTTTGGAGTACCTGGATCGCCTGCCCCCGTGTGCCGGAGGCAATCACAATCTTCGAGCCCGGATAGAGGATGGCGCGGACGCAGCAGAAAATCGCGGTGAGGAAGGTTTTGCCCTGCAATTTGTTACCCTGCCGACTTTTTATTCGGCAGTTCTTACGGTTCAATTCCCGTAAGTTCAGCATACATCTTCGCCCGGCTGGACCGGGCGGCGGACACTCGTGGGCGGATTATATTTGTTCACCGCCTATGCGTTACGGTACGCAGCCGCCTTGCGCGATCGTCTGCGTTACCTCGGTGTTGGCATCTCAGCGTTCACCGATTTTGCCCGCTTATTGCCCGCGCCTTACGACGCGGCGAGGCCTGAGCCTGACCTCTCGAGGCGATGTACACCATCGTCATGCTGATGTTCATCATCACCAACAGGATTTTCTGAAACAGCTTCAGCCGGACGTGGAGGTAGTCCTCCACAAATCTGTGGGGGTTCGCCCTGTAATATCCGGCCCACACAGCCGCGCCATGTTTGATTTTGTTATAGCGGAGCTCTGTCATGTGTTCTCACCAACTGTATTGGAAAAGATGTCGTTGAAGAGATCCTCGTCGATCTCTACGTCCTCGTCCATATCCAGATCCTTCGCCCGTTCCAGCATCGCGTCCTCATACAGCTTGCAGTACGTGTTCCGGATCCCCAGCATCTTGCACAGGTGCCCAAGGAACCAGGTGGTCACATACTTCACCACGCCGTCGCAGTCCTGCAGCTCCTCGTCCGGCTCCGGGACCGGGCGTTCCTCCTCCCAGCGCCGGATCCACACGCCCATCGGCGTCCGCTCCGCGTCGGCGTCTCCGCCGTCCATTTTCTGGTCCGGCTTCAGCTTCAGGGAGCCCAGCACCGTGTTCAACGCGGAAATGCTCTTCTCCACAGACTTCCCGGCGAGCCGGTCTCTTGCGATATCCAGCTCCAGACAGCAAGCGTTCCGGATCAGCACCTCCGTGCCGATGTCCACCTTGGTGCCCTCCGGCAGCCTGGACATCCAATACTGCCGCCGCTGCTCCAGCTCCAGGTACATCTCCGGCGTATAGCCGGATCCCCAGAAGGCAATGACCTCCTGCGGGATCTCCTGCGGCTGATCGCTCTGCTCCGGCAGCACCGCGTTCTGGGTGCTCTGGATGGATAAGACCACGCGCTCCTCATCCTTGATGGTGTCGTCATAGGTCTTGTCCAGGTAGCGGTACAGGTTCGTCTTCCCAATATAAGCCCGAACCTTCGAGTGTGTCGCCACCGTCTTCTCCACCATATCATAGATGGAGTCCGCCCAATACAGATCCAGCTTCATGCATAGTCGCTTCATGGCCGAGCGTTCGTCCCCGAGCAGCCGGATGTAATCCGCGAACAGCTTCTCCACGCAATCGTTGCAGATCGGCAGATAGCCGCTGCCGCGATACATGGGGGAGTGGGAGACTGGGAAATATCCCTTCTGCCTGTTATACGCCATACCGCAGCGGCAGCAGTAGAATTTCTGATTGGACTCCGGCATCTGGACCGGCTGTTCCGTCTTCTCAAGCTTCTTCCGCTTCGGTGTATTTGCCATGGCTTACTCCAGCCCCCGATTCTTGCTGTCCTCCCAGAGCTTCACCGCGGCACGCATCGCCTTCGACGGATAAAACTTCGGGATATAGTGCGCGGGGATATCGACCCGTTCGTGCGTGACGGGGTGGATGCTGTAGTGATCCGCCCGGTGCAACAGGTCGAAGGTGCCGAAGTTGTTGATGGACACGCTGTTCCCTGCGCGGAGGTTGTCCATGACAATGGCGACGAAATCGTCCACCACCATCGTCGCGGCCTTCTTTGTATAATGTTGCCTCTCAACCAACTGGTTGATCAGCTCGCCTCTGCTGATGTTCATTTCATTTCCCTTTCTTTCAAATATGTCCTACAGGTCCGACAGCGTCGGCCTGTCCGTAACGCCGATGATGTCGCCGTCCTTGAAGTATTTGGCGAAATCCTCTTCGTCGTCCACGTCGTTATAGATTGCAAGCATCGCGTCCCCGGAGGTCTTCTCCCACTGCATAATGGAGACCACCACCTGATTCGGCAGCCCGAGGCTCATCAGATAGGTCACGAACGCGTGCCGAAAGCTGTGGGCATAGACGTCCACCCCAAGAATCGAGCTGGCCGTCCGAACCCAACTGTTCATAATCTGCGGC